ATTTTGTATAATGCACGAACCATCTCTGCCCGTGTCACCGTCTCCCCCGCATTGCTGTCCGTCAACAGCCCCTTGGCCTTGCCCCATGCCAGCGCCGGTTCCTCCGGATTGACTGGGGCCGGGGTAGGGTTTGTGGTAGCCGCCTTCCGCTCCCAAAGCAACAGCAGCGTGGGCACCTTGCGGCTGCTGGTAACCTTCCCGCCGGGGAAAACGCCCTGCGTGGAGCCGCCGCCGTCCAGCATAAGGGCGTCCACCACGCCCAGCCCCAGCAGTTTGTTCTGCAGCTGGTCACGGGTCAGACTGGCCTTGTCGCACCAAAGGCACACCTTGCCGTTGGGCATCCAGCCTACCGCCGTCCGGGCGGCAGGCCGGGCCACGTCGGCAGTCAGGCCCCGGTAGAGCTTGGACCCGCCCTTGAGGATCGGAACGCCGGAGAGGAAGGATCCTCCCCGGTCCGTCAGCATCTTCGGAAGTCCGTCGCTGCCGATGGAAATGCCCCAATCCTGATAGGCGTCCCGGCTGATAACTTTCCCATCAATCACCGTCCAGCCCACCGGCTGGAACTTGCTGTTAAACAGGTAGCCGTTAATGATGTGGGTGCAGCCAGTTTTCGCCTTGATCTGCGCCGGGGACAGCTTTGCCGTGTTGTAGTAGACCTGCGCTCTCGCGCAATCAAACGTGTCGATCATTACAATCTCACGGCCTTGGTGGGATGCCCCTCTCCATCAAAAGAAATCATATAGTGGCCCTCCGGCACCCAGACCTCCTCCTCGGTGTTGGCCTTGGCGGGGTTGAACTTCATGTAGTCGTGGAGGTGCTTCACGTCCTCCGGCTCCTTCTCGGCGGGGATAAAGCCCTCCTTCATTTCTTGCTCAGACCAGCCGGTCTGGGGGCCGTCGGGAGTCATGGCGTAGTCCAAGTGGAAGGTCGCGCCCGCCTTCAGCTCGGCGTTGATCTCGCTGAGCTTCTTGCCGTTCTTCTTGCCCTCGTTGATGATGTCCGCATACTTCTTTTCCATGATTGTTCTCCTTTCAAATCAAAAAAATGGTTGTTGATTCTATCTATGTCCCCCTTGTCCGCATCCCCCGTCTCTCGTTCCCTATGGGGGTTGGTTTCCAAAGGCGGGGGCCGCAGCCCCCGGCCTTTGTGCCAGAGGGGGTATGGGGGACGGTGGCGTCCCCCATGTTTCTGGTGGGGGTCTAAGGGGGAGGCATCTTTGCGCCAAAGATTCCTTCCCCTTGCCCCGACATGGGAATGTCCCCCTGCGGGGAGCGCAATTTTAATTACTCATCTGCTTTGCGATCTGATTGACCCCGGTGCTGGCCAGACCGCTCACAATGCCCACTGCCACGGCGGTGAGATAGTCCGTTGCGGGGAAGTCTGCCATGATCAGCATCCCCACCACGCCCAGCACCCCGCCGGACACGCCCACAACAATGGGAATCCATTTGTTCTCAATGGCGGTTGCCTTCACAGCCATGCCGATCAGGTAGCAGATCACCGTAATGACCGCTACGCTTGCAATGCCAAATCCGGAAATATCCATGTTCAATTCCTCCTTTTGCCCTTAGTCCTCTTCCGCTGCCTCCGCGCTGTTCAGCGCGTCCAGCACCGGGCGGAACATCCCCTTCCGCCGGGGGTCCTCCTTGGGTTCCTCCGCATACCGGGCCTTGTTCTTGGCGTTCAGCTGCTTCAGCAGTTCCCGGCTGTCGGCGCTTACCTCGCCCCGCTCCCATGCGTCATAGTAAGCCTTGGCCACCATCTCCTGATGCTCCGTGCAGAGATCGTCGAAGATGTCCAGCAGCTTGTCCCCCATGGTCACGGCGCAGCGGAAGGCCGTCTCGTCCAGCACCTCGCCCTTGCGGTACGCGCAGTGATACACCGCCCGCTCGTCATCCGTCATGCCGGAGAGCACCACCAGCCAGCGCCGCTCAATGAGCCGTCTTGCCGTTTCATCATAGAACCGGCTCCACTCGCTCTTGGGCACCATCACGGTGCCGTTCTTCCCGGTCACGGTGCCGTACATCCCGTTGGGGCCGAATACAGCCAGATTATCGTCCGCCACCGGGGCGCACCAGCGGAGCGTCACCTTTTCAGTGTCTGCCATCACCTGCACCACTTGGGGTTTGACCTCCGCCATGGCCTTTGCAACGGCCTCCGCCGCCGCTTTTGCCGCAATATCCTGCACCTCTGCGGCGGTATACATCCGCTCCGGCGCATTTGCCGCAGTCTCCTGCGAGACCTCCACAGTTTCGCCCTTCAGTCCCGGCTCCAACTCCGTCAGCGGCGTTTCGCTGCCGTCCGCTCCTACTGCGGTCACATCCTCGGCTTTGACCCGCAGCGGCGCGGCGGTCTCTTCCAATTCCTGCGCCGCAATACCTGCCGCCACATCTGCGGCCGTCCGTTTCTCTTTTGCCATCTTTGTCCGCTCCTTTCAGATAAAAGATGCTGGTTCGTTTCTTGCGCTCCGTCCTCATGCGGACCTTGCGCCATATCTGCGGGAGAGAGGGCTTCCTCCCTCCCGCTTGGGGTGCTTACGCGTTGATAACGGCCATTCTGCTGGCGAGGACCGGCACACAGTCGATGGACATGGACACAACAACGTCGATGCTCATGTCTGCGGTCTGGTCGGGGGTCAGCTCCAACTGAATGGGCGTCCCTTCCTCCATGCCGATGTAGACGGGCTTGTAGCCGCCGGCGGGCACCATCCAAATCTTGTCGGCGGGCACAATATCCACAACGGTGGTATTCTGGGTGCCGGGGACAATAGCAGTATCAATGGGCATCAGGTTCATGCCCATGTACTCGCCCAGGAAGCCGTACCGTGCCCAATCCACGCCCAGCATGGTGGACAGGGCGGCGTCCAGATTCACGGTGGAGGCGTTCACCACACCGCTGGGCAGCGCCTTGGTCAGCGCGGAAGGACGGCCAAGGGCCATCACATTCCGGTAGCGGGTTCCGTTCACAACGCTCACGCGCTCACCGGCAGTGACCCAGTTTGCGGAGGTATTGGTAAAGGTCATGTTGGCAGGCACATAGGCGGTGTTGCCCGTCATCTTGGTCAGGGTGCTGATCCACAGGGCGGTGATCTTGGAGTACATACCGGCGGCCAGAGCGTTGAAGAACCGCCCCATGTCGGCATCGTTGCCCACCAGCTGATACCACTTCATGCTCACCCGCGCGGTGCGCAGACGGGGGTTCAGGGTCACGCTCTTGTTGTAGAGGGTGTTGGCGGGCTTGGAGCGGGAGGCGCCCCAGCTGTCATCCTCAAAGAGGAAGATGTCATTGGACATAATGTCCAGTTCCTTGGTCTGGCCGATGGGCACGGTGGTCATCTCAGCCAGCCAGCCCAGCCCGGAACTCATGACGGTGGGCAGCATGGGGGTCACGATCTCGGTGACGATGCCGGCCAGAGTCTTGAGGTACAGGCCGTCGCTCATAAACTTGCGCTGGTTGCGGCGGAACTCGTCCAGATCAGCGGGAGGGATCTCGCCGCTCAGGGCGCACACCCGCTTGGCGCAGAAAAGCAGCAGGTTCTTTTGCAGGTTGCGGTTGGTCATGCTGTAGCTGTTCTGCCCCTCGCCGTCCGCCAGCATAGCGGTGAAATCATCGGGCTGCTTGGTCATGACCCGCAGGGCGCGCTCATCCCGGCCTAGACGCTCACGCATCAGCAGACGGCCGCAGGTCACGATGTCGGCCCGCTCACGTTCCGCATTGCTGAACTCCTTGGCGGCGCTGTCATACACATTAGGATCAATGCTGTTTAGTCTGATTGCCATTGTTGTCACTCTCCTCTCGTTTCTCAGGCCGCTGCCGCGTCAACCTTGCAGGCCAGCACGTCCACGAACTCAAATGCGCTCTGTGCGCCCTCGGTAAAGGTGCCGCCGGTGGGCAGAACCTTGAAGTACGGAGTCCCCACGTCGGTGGGAGCAGCGGTGGCGGGCACCAGCAGACCGTTGGCAATGGTCAGGAACTTGTTGGCCCCCAGAGCGGTGGACAGGTTGCCGATGCCGAACCGGTAAATCTTGTTCCCGTCGAACACGATCTTGGTGAAGGTGACGGGATAGCCCTTGGGAGCGGGCAGGCCCAGCGTGTTGGCGCCCACCTTGTAGAGGTTGCCGGTGGCGGGGTCCTGAACCATGTTCACGTCATAGGGGTTGCAGGCGAAAATGCCGTCGCCCTCGCTCTTCACGGCGGCTCCGGTGGCCTTCATGTTCCAGCTGTTGCTGTTCTTGATGGTCACGGCGGCATCGGTGGGTCCAACGCCCACATAGCCCTCGCAGTCCATCAGCTCATCCTTCACGCACAGGAACCCGGCGGAACAGGTCTCGTCTGCCTTATCGCCGTTCTGGAACTTGCCGGTGATGTTCAGGGTCTCGTCGAATACGCGGTTGGTCACACGGGGCCAAAACGCAGTCTTTTCAATGTATGCCATTGTGATTCACTCTCCTCTCGTATCTCAGCCGTTCATGCGGGCAAGCATTTCTTCAATGCCGCCGCCCTCACCGCTGTTGGTCTTGGGGTTGTTCCATGCGAAGGAATGCTGCTTGGCGGCCATTTCCTTCTTGCGCTTTTCGGTCTGTGCCTTGCCGTGTGCGGCCATCAGGTCCAGCACGGCGCGGTCTGCGCCGCAGAACTTCCCGTCAGTCTCCATGGCTGCGAACTCCTCTGCCCGGTCACACAGGCCCTTGGCAGTCTCGGTCATGTCGGCGTCGCCTTCCACGGCGCAGGCCCGGATGTCCTCCAAGGCCCCGTTCACGGCTTCCTTCACAGCCTCCACCCGGCGCTCATGCTCGGCGGCTTCCATGGTGCGGATCTTTTCCTCCGCTGCTTCCAGACGCGTCTGCAATGCCTTCACGTCCTCCGCCTGCTGTCCCTTTGCGGCGCAGGCATAGTCCACGATGTCGCTCACCTCTGCCATGGCGTTCACGCCCTCGCCAAAGGGGAAGGCCGCCGTGAGGTAAGCGGGCTTGATGCGGCTCTCCACCACGGCGCCGTTATCCTCCGCATTAAAGGCGTAGGTATAAGCGCTGCCGGCAGAGTCCACGAGGCCAACGTGCATCCCGTCCTCGCTCAGAGCGACCACGCGGTAGCCCTTGAACTTTTCGGACATGGCCTCCATTGCCTTCTTGCTCATGATGTTCACTCCTTTTCTCTCGTTCGTTTCGTTGCTTCCCTTTCCGGGGTCCAGAGACGCCGCCCGCAGTTTTAATGTCTTAAACTCTTCCTGCATGGCACTCAGCGCCTTGATCCGCGCCCCCGGAATTGCCGGCGGCACATCGTCTCCCAGCACGGTCACGCCAAGACCTGCCCAATCCGTAATGATCTCGTTCTCGCCGTCCATGTGGGATTTTTTCGTATCGGTCTCAGCGGAAACATCCATGCGCCCTGTCCGCACGATTTTTTCCACCAATTCCGGTGCGTAAAACTGAAATAACCGGCCCTTTGCCCTGATCCACTCGTTCCCGCCCTCTTCCACAATGGAAAAGTCCTTGGGATCGTCGGATAGGGTCCCTACGATGCGCTCCGCCGTTCCGTCCATGAACGTGTAGCCCTTCTCGCCGGTGTAGGGGTCCCGCACTTCTCTCATGTTGTGTCCGTCCCCCACCTTGCGGCCCACATAGGCACACAGAATGGGCTGACCCACAAACGTCAGGTAGTGCTCCCGCATATTGCGGAAATCCCAATGATTCTCATTCAGCCCGGAGCGCATGATCCACAGCTCCACGCCGAACTCGTATTCGCTGAGCCGCTGCATGACCCGCAGTTCGCCGGACATTTTTACGTGCTCCGGCGGGGTTCCTCTCGTCCGAAACGGCATGGTCACGCCTCCTCTCCGTCAAACAACTTTTCCACCCAGTTGTCATAGCTGGTGGCGCTGCCGTCGGTCTTGTCATACATCTGCCATGCGTAGAGCATGGTCTCGTAGCTTTTGCTGTTCTCCATCTGAAGGTTTTCAAATTCCCTTGCCAGCGGATACAGCCCCACTTCTTCGCTGGTGCCCACGCAGTCCCGCAAGGCGTCCTCAATGTCCTCCAACAGCCGGATCACCTCTCCGAAAACGCCGTCCATGTCCTCCGGCCGCTCCCGGTATTCCGGAGTTTCCGGGTATTCCTGCATCAGGTGCCGCTGGTGGAGAATGTCTCCGATCACGTCAAATCGCTTGGGCTGTTCGTGGGCCAGACGGTGAATGGCGTCCGCCGTGTGTACCAGTCCAAACTCCACCAGAACCCACTCCTTCAGCGTGTCCAGACCCCGTGCGGCGTTCTGGTATGCCGCTGTGGCCCGCCTCGCCGCGTCCCGCAGCGGGGAAAAGCGTGGATTTTCGTAGTGGTAAATGTTCCGCAGCTTTGCCATGTGGTTTCCTCCTCTCGTGTTGAAAAAAAGCGCTGCCCACGCCGGTCATTCCGGCGTCAGCAACGCTTTGCTCCTCCCGCTCACCGCTTAGAGCGGGGTGCTCTGTTCACTTTTTCTTCGGCTATTCGCCGTAGGTGTCGATGTCCGCCTCCTGCCCCTCGCTGGTCACGGTGCCGTCCCCCTTGGGTCTACCGCCGGGGTTCAGATCGTGGGCCGCCTGGGGCGGCAGTCCGCTTTCGGACTGCTTGGCATTGTAGCTTGTCACCAGCGGCAAACGCTTATCCATGATGCCGCTTGCCTTGATGGCGTTGGAAATGCTCAGATCGTCCAGCAGGGAAAGATTGTTCATGGCCATGTAGATGATGGTCTGGGGCAGGATGCCAAGGGTCATGCCCTGCTTGGCCTCCTCCATCCGCTTTTCCTCTGTGGAGAGGGTCCCAAAGAGCGAGAACCGCCACGAATATTTCAGATTCAGCTTGTCCATAATGGCAGCCATCATCCGTTCGTAGCCCCTGTATACGCACTCCGCAAACTTCCCCTCGATTTGCAGAGAGATTTGCGCGATGCCAGCCTTGGGGTCCTCCGTGGTGGGTACGATGGCGGACAGCCCCGCCTTGTTCATGGCGTAGCTGTACCCGGCTGCGGAAATCTTGGTGGCGCTGGGTGCTTCTGCCAACTGGTGCATTTTGATGTTTTCCACAGGGGCCGTAAACCAGCCGATCCCGCTGGTGTTGCTCTCTTGCAGCATCTGATACCACAGGTACTCAAACAGCCGCCGTCCTGCGTCGGAAAGCCGGTAATCGTCCTCTGTGCTTGTAATTTCGGACTTATCCTTGTAGGGGATCTCGCCGGTAAACAGGGCAATCAGGGGGTTCTGCACCAGTTCCAGCTGAATCTGCTCGTACTGCGCCATCTGCACCAGAGAGAGATACAGCCCCGCCAGCGGGGAAATGGCGTTCCGGGATACATCGTCTGCCTCAAAGGTAAAAATCTTGTCCACCGGCAGCGTCACCCAGTAGAACCACCGCCCGTTCTGGGAGTATACCTCCGGGTCTCCCGCCAAGCGGCCTCCGGTCTGCTTCCTCCGCTGTTCCAGCACGTTCAGGTCCACCCGGTCCCGCGCCGCGAAGATCACCCGCTTTCCCGTGCCCTCCGGTGCCCGCTCCGCCGATGCGTAGAAGTCATCCAGATAGGGCAGCAGCAGGTCTCCGAACTGCAAGGGGTCCGTCCCCGGCTGCATAAAGTACATCAGGTTCATCGCCACCGTGTATTTCGACACGTTGTTGAACCCTACGATCTTTACCCAGTCGCTGGGGAGCTGTTGTAAAAAGGCGTGGTTTACCTTGTTGTGGGGCTTGTCCACGCTGATCCGGGGATAGTAGAAAACCTTTCCCTCCTGCAAGACCTGCCCCGCGATCTCATGAGCCGTGGCTTTGGGGTCCAACGTTTTCCGCAGTTTGTCCAAAAGCTGCCATTCCCGCAGGAAGTCCTCCCGCTTCGCTTCTTCCTCTGTGGCGTACTCCGGGGCAATGTAGCTGTGGTAGGTCAGCATTTCCGTGTACACCTTCCGGGTGTGAAACAGGGGATACGCCGTCCATTCCAGCGCGTGGGCCACCTGCCGCAGGCCCTGTTCGTTGCCGTCCGGTGCGGTGAGCATCTCCGCCACTTTGTCCTTGCTGTAATTCACCGGCAGGGAGGAAATGGCCTTTACCCGGCGGTTCTGAATGTAGGGGTTATTCCGGGTGTAGGTGTTGCTAGCCGCCCGCATAAATGCGCTGCTTACGGCGTCCATGGGCAGATCGCCGTACTGTGCCGCCAGTTCCCGCAGCCTTCCGAATATCTTCGGGTACGAGGCGAATTGCACCGACCTCAATTCAGTTTGCAGGTCCATGCTCCCCGCCTCCCTTCATGCGTTCCCGCTCCTTCTGCAATTCCCATTCCAGCCGGTCCAGAGTGCTGACCCATTGCTTCTCCGCTTCTTCCGGCGTTACGCCCGCTTGGGCCGCCGCTTCTGCCAGGATCATGGTGTTGCAGTCTGCCAGCCACAGGCGGTCCCCGTCTGTCAGCCGGTCCAGGTCTGCCCCGGCCACCTCTACTGCGCCCTCCGGCTTTTTCCGTCCGGTGAGATACAGCAGAATGTACCCTGCGCAGATCCGGTAAAACCGGGTGTCATACGCGATCTCTTCCGTTTTCCGGGTCCGCCCCATGGCGTACAGCCGGTATCGTTTCTTCCGTTGAGCCATTGTCAAAACCTCCAGCCTCCCCGCCGCGCCGTCACCAGCCGTCCGCTGCTTCCGGTGCTGATAGGCGGAGCCACTTTGTTTTCCTTGAACCGATCCAGCGCCGACGCCCAGTCACTCTTGTTCTTTCCGTGGATCTCCGTCAGCAGTTCCTCTCGCTCGATCAGCTGGGCCAGCCGCAGGGCATATTTCGTGGCGGACCAGCTATCGCGCTGGATGGCCTTGGAAATGCGCTTTTCGCTCATCCCCGCCCCGCTGGGCACCAGCTTCAGGTTCTGTATCTGGCCGGACAGCTCCCGGCACTTCTGGTAGGGCTGTGCGAACTGGTAGTCCCGGTCATCGTCCCGGATGCGGTGGGCGCGCTTATACGCCTCCACGCCCTCGTTGGCGTTCAGCGTCAGCAGTTCAACGTTGTGGTGCTCAAACTCCGTCTGCGCGTATTTCAGCATTTCAAAGTCCGGGTCCGTCACGCCGGTGCCGCCTGCCTTGATGGGGTAGATCACCGGGATGGCCCCCGGAAGCTCCGCCGCCGCGTAGGCTGCGTGGTTCTTCACACACAGGGGCGGAAGGCCGTCTCCCAAGTCGGTCATCAAATCTTCCAGCACCCCGCGCCCGTACTGCCAGGAGTCGATGGCGATGTAGGTTTGGCTGCCGTCATAGCAGAATCGGTTCCAAATGGCCTTCAGCCGCCGTGCCTGCGCCTTGCTCTGGTCCGGCGGGGGCCAATCGTCAATGTAAACCAGCTGCTTCAAAAAGCGGTCCCGTTTCAGGTATTCCCGCTGCCGCGTCAGCTTTATCACCACGCAGGCGCATTTGGCGTTCTTTGCCGAATCCTCGTAGGAAACGTCATAGCCCACGATGTAAATAACTTCCTCCGGGTCCAGCTTGGGGTGCGGGTCCTTGCAGCAGTGCTCCGTCTCCATCACCAGCACCCGCTGGGAATCCGTCAGCACCTCGTCGGAAAGCACGGGGAACTCGTCTGCGCCGGTAAACCGGCTCTCCATTTCCCGCATCCACTTTTCCGCCGTCAGCTCCTCCCGGAGTCCCTGCGCCCATTCATAGGGCCGCATCTGCATGAGCACGATGCTCTCCCATGAAATGTCAATGGCAAAGGCGCTTTCCCCTTGGGTCATTTTTTTCATCACCTTGCACCGGGTCTGAAACGCGTGGTTCTGCTTGCGCCCCGCGCTGGTGATGGCGTGTTTCTTGTATCCTACGAAGTTTTTGTCCCGCTCACCGCTGATGTTGTGCCAGAGACGCACAGCCGGCAGCACCACGGTGGAATACTCGTTGTAGTCAAAGGGTGGGTTTTCTTCTTGTGCGTATTCCTCCGCCGTCACGTCATGCAGGTTGTCGCCGCGCATGGCGGAGATGTAAAAGGCGCTTCCGCCGTCCGTTTCAATCTTAAAATCGTCCTTGCTCTCCGCGCTAACCCGCCAGTGCTTGGCAAGGATGGGGTAATCGTGCTCAATCTGGTGGTAGGTTTTTCCGCCGATGGCGGCAAGCTGTTTGTAGCTTGGACCATAATACGCACTCTGGGTCCCCGGCCATACCAGCCCGTTCACCATGGCGTATTTCATCTTTGTGCTGGTCTTTGTCAGGCTTCGGGTTCCGGTGATCGCCACCTCCCGTTTCCTGGCGTAGGCCCGCACCATCACCCGCTGCATGATCTCCTCGTTGGCGAAGTCCGCTTCGTCGCTCCGCACAAGGTCCAGCAGCTTGTCCGGATACCACCGAAACACCCAGATCAGGAAGGCCCACCAGGCATCCTCATAGTCCGTGTAGTCCCGCTCTGCCGTGGGCTTCACGCTGACCCAGCCCTGCGAACTTGTCCATGCCTTTCCGGCCCGCCGTGCCATGGCTCCTCCTTACCGCTTTTTCTTCGCCGGAGGCATCTTCACCAGTCCGAGCCGCTGATATGCCTCCTTTTCCTGATCATTGGGTTCCTCCGCAAACTCCCCCAACTCGTCCCGCAGCCGCATCTCCGGCGGCAGGGTGGTCAACTCAGGCCGCCCTTCGTTCTGCCGCATCCGGTTTTCGTTGATCATGAGCATCTGTTCCGCCGCGTCCATGGTGTAGGGGTATTTGCAGGATCGCCCAAACAAAATGCGGAACATCTCGTCCGGGTCGCATTGCTTCCCGTTTTTCAAAAGTCCCTTCTTTTCCAGCGCTTCCACCAGACTGTCGATCCGCAGATCGTCAATCGGCTTCGCGTCCTTTTTCCGCAGCCCTTCGCTGGACAGGTTATCCTGAACCATCTTGTTCAGCTTGGCCGCCTTGTCATATTGGCCGATGGCCCGCATCTTGTCCCGGTCCAGTGTCATTTTCGCGCAGTCCCGCAGAATGAACTCCTGCTTTACGCTTACGCCGCCCGCCGCCATCAGGTCGCTGGACAGTGCCTCATAAATGCGGTCCAGTTCGTCATAGTCCTCAGAGGTGTAGGGGTTCTTTGCGGAGTTTTCGCCCCAGTTCTTCCTCTGCTGTGCCGTCCCCACCTTCCGGTTCCGGGCGGACTTCTCGTTGCCCACCGCCTTGGTAAACTCCCCGGCGGTCAGCCCCTCGCCAAAAATCTTGGTAATGTCCGTCAGCCCGTCCAGAAAGCCAAGGGGTTCTCCCCGCCGTGTGTCCAGCTTCTTCAGCCGCAGGTTGTCCAGATAGGCGATCCACTTCTCGCCCACGTCCGGCTCCTTTGGCACCGCCAGCATATCGAAGGGCCGGTCAAATTCAATGCAGCAGTAAAAAAGGGCAAGACTGTCGCTTGTGGCACGGGCAATGGCGTCATAGCGTTCCTGCTGTGCAGTCAGTTCCGCCGTATCCATCGGTTCCAGTTCCATTTGCGGCCTCCTTCCCCTAAAAAAAACAGAGAGTGAAAAGAATTTATTTCTTCTCACTCTCTATTATTTCACAAGATTTTCCCGATTTGGTAAACTTTAGTAGCCACTTGAAAAATTTTTTATTCCGGCTCCAAGCCAAGGATGTAATCCACACTCACGCCGTAAAAATCCGCCAGCGTGATCAGGGCCGACGCCTTCGGTTCCTTCATGCCGCTTTCGTAAAAGCCTACCATGCCGTGGCTCATACCGCAGTATTCGGATACCCGGCGGCTGCTCATGCCTCTGGCCCGCCGCAATTCCCGCAGCCGTACCGCGTAGACCGGCAGTTCCCTGCCCTGCTTGTGGCCCTCAGTCCTCTCCATCGTCCCCCTCCCCTTCCAGCAATTTGCAAAGCCGTTTCAGGTGCCGTTCGATGCTTTCCATCTTCCAAAGCAAAGAAAACAGCGCCAGCATCGTGCAGGCGTATACCGTCATGGCAATATTTCCGCTGCTCGCCTCATAGACCGCAAAGCCCACCACTACAAGCAGGATCACAAAATTTACAAGCGTCTCTGCCATGTCCTCCGCCCCCTTTCTCAGACTGCCCGGACCTCTCCGGGCAAAAAGTTCTCCGTCACGTCCCCGCCAAGGGTTTTGGTCGTCACGGCGATAAACCGTCCCTTGGGGTGAATCCATGTCACCCTCCCCGTCCGCATCGGGCACAGCTCCACGCTTGACCGCTCACTTTTCGCCCGCTCCACCGGCAGCGTCTTGAACTTTGCCCGCACCGTCTGTCCGATCTTCATTTCCGTCCTCCATACGTCACTTTTTTCAAATCTTTGTACCGCTCAGCGTGCGGAATCAGCTCCGCCTTATCCCGGATGATCTCCTTCAGCACCCGGTCCATGTGCTCCTGACACACGTCCGCCGCCGGATTTTTGTAGTCCAGCGCCGGCCTGTATTCTTTTCTCACCTCTGCCCATGCTTCGGTGAGCCTCATAATGCGGTCATATCCCCAGCCCTCCGACTGGTGGATCGCGATTTGCAGTGTATCAATGTCATACTGCGAGGTTATAACCATCGTTGCCTGAAGCAGCCGGTTGGTCTCGTTTTCCCACCGTTGCAAGTATCCAGATTGTTTGGCCATCTTACTTCCCCCTTAACAAGTACAGTTTCAGCCACAGTGGAATATCAGCGGTCAAAATGCTTTTGAAATAAAACACGATAAACGCAATGCAAGCGGCTATGACCAGCGTCCAAAAGGCTATCATCAGCCAGTCTTTCCGTTTCATTCAGCCCCTCCGTCCTTTCTCTCGCCGTAGCTGCAAAAATCGTCCGGCTCTACGCAAACCGCCTCGCCAGAATACCCACGTTCGGTCTCTTTCGGTTCGGTGTGCAAATAGCACAGCCCGTTCGGGTGGTTACGATAGTGCGCGCAGTCCTTGCACCGAGTAACGACCACGGAATCAACGGTTGGAAGAACATACCTGATTATGTGATCTGCTTCTGTAAATCCCTCGGCAAGATTATCAAGCTGAGTTTCACCGTTGTCTATCAATTCTTTCGTTTGCTCATATGCTTCGCCAAACAGTCTCAATGCTTCATCGCCATCAACCGGCCTCATGGTCAGCACCTCCGTCCATCTTGGCCTTCTCTATCTCAAGCGCACGTTCACGAAGGTCTCCGAATCCGTACTCATCCTGCCAGCCCAGCTCTGCAGAGGCTTTTTGGCAACTCTCACATAGATAACACGTCCACGGAGTTCCATCAAAAACACAACTGCGTTCCATCATAGTCCCTCGGCAAAATGTTCGCCCACACCCAAAGCAAACATGGTCAACCCTTGTTTTGACAACTTTTCTTCCGGCAACATCCATGTGTCATTCCTCCCCGTCCATCTTCTGCCTCTTCACAAAGCCAAGAACCGTATCTAAAATCGCCTTGTCAATGTAAGATTGCAGCGCAACGCGGTTCTCAAAAACAATCGGCATTTCTGTAAGCGATTTGTCATAAATGGTTGATTTTCTGACGATCCATTCCCCTTCCCAAAAGTCGATAGAATAACCGCTACTTTTGGCCGCCTCCATTTTTGCCGACTTTGCAGTTCCAGTTTTCACAAAGTAGCTTTCTCGTGTCACCCACGGATTTTTGTATATCTTCATTCAGCCCCTCCGTCATGCACCGTTGTGTATTTCCAAATCAGCGTGTTCAGCCTTCTCAGCCCCTCCATGGTGATTAGGTCCTGCGCGCACAGCTCGTCCCGCAGGCGTTCCAGCGCTTCGATTGGGGCCACGTCGGCGGCAGAAATGCGAATGACAGCCGCTTTCAGACAGTCAAGCATCCGATTTTGTGCAGGGCTTCGGCATGGGCTGCGCTGTCCCTGCACAGCTCTAAGCACTGCTTCCCGCTCAATGCATTCGCCCATTGTCAACCCTCCTGTTCCATTTTTCAGCATACTCTCCCGGATACCCCGTTTCCGGATTTGCGTCTCCAGCCCCTAAAACAAAAGGATGATTTATGTCGTTTAGGACACAATCTGTATCATCGTGCATCCAGTATTGCTCAATGATGCGCTTTCCGAAACGATTCACATAGTTCTCCCGGTAAAAGTTCAGTTTACCACCGCAGAACGGGCACGGGTTTAGGTCATTCATCCTTCATCGCCTCCACATAGCACCAGCTCTGGGGCGGGCGCTTAATGTTACCGCCCCATTTTTTGCAGTCTGTGCATTCCCATGTGTATTCTGCATGGCAAGAATCGCACGGGTCAGTTGCACGCTGGAACTCGCTTAGTTCGCGCGGCGTATCATAAATGCGCAAGTCGGAGATGTGCCAGCCGTAGCCCTCGCCGCCAGCAAGATAAGCCTCCAGATCTTCCCGCGTCAACTTTGCAGCGTTGACCACATCAAAACCAACGCACACGATGCCGCAGCAGCGGTCGCAAATAAACTCTCCAATGACCTTGCCGCCGTAAAACTGTGGCATTGGATAGTCCGTCGCAATGAAGTCCTCGTGCGGATATTTTGGCAGCGTGCAGTAGATATAGCACTTAAACGGCGTGTCCAGCTTCGGCTTGGTCTTGCGGACTTCGATAGTCTTTTCGCCGTTGGCGATCTTCTCCACCCACTTGGGGCGAATGCTAATAAGTACGGCTTTACTCATCCTTCTTCGCCCCCAATACTTTCTCCGCCTCTTCGCTTACCGCAGTAATTTTTCCCTGTTTTACCAGATCACAGAATACATTGTAATCCATATGAAACACAATTCCGCAACTGCTGCAATAGCAAATTGCAAGCTGTACATCCTTCATAAGTCGCAGACTGTCGATGTTTTCCTTGCATAGCAAAGTGCGCCCACTGGTAAATGGCAGCACCACCAGCCGACCGTCCTTGTCGGCTTCTTGATATTTTTTGAGTTCCATGAGCGCGCTGTGCAATTTTGCCATTTCCAGACCGCTAAAGTGCTCCTCTTGCATTGACTTGACTTCCCCGGGCGTCAGCCCTGTGTCCTCGTAAGCTCCTAACCGCGCATACAGCTGAGGGACAATACAGCCCTTTGTGCATCCGCCGGGATCATGACAACCTCTTTGGCAGTATTTATCTTGACCACAGCACTCCCAAGGGTCAAAATTTCGCCAGGCGTTATTCGTCAGTCGTTCCATCACATTCCCTCCATTCTGAGCCTCGCTCACGGCTTGCCCTCCCACGGGGTTTCAAGCCATTTTTTAATTTCCTTCCAAGTTCCGGGCATGGTCGAAATGCCAGCAATGTGTTTCATTTCTGCATCGCTCCGAAACTTGCACAGAAGGCCGATCAGTTCGTTGTCCGTCATGCTCCGGATCCGGTCGGCGACAGTAACGGGCCACGTGCGATACGGGCACTTTTCGATTGCGGCGCAGTTTTCAAAGTCATAGCCCATCTGCATGGGGCAGTTTTCACCGGTGCACTTTTTCATCACTTACCCTCCCTTTCAGTTTGATTCCATTCGCCTGCTCCACTCTCGTCCAGCCGCCTGCGCCTTGTCCAGCTCCGACAGTGCCCGATTCATAACATCCTGCGGGATATCCTTAATGGGCTTGCCATCGTATGGGCGAAGGAGGTCAAAATAGGCTGCATAGTGCTTTCGTTCTTCGTCAATCAGCTTCACACACCTTTCGTGGTGGGCGTCGTTGCGCTGGAGCCTAATTCGTCCCAGCGCACGATCCAAATAATACGGGCCTGTCTTCATGGCCAGCATTTCTACCACTTGCAGCAGTTCCGCCTTCGTCAGATCACTTGGTTTCAGCATTTTCCACCTCCGGCGGTTCCGGCCTTTTTAGCTCAAACTGACTATATGGCATAACACACAGCTTCTTCGAATCGCAGTCAGCCATGCCGCTTACGATGCCCTTGCAATGAGCGCAATACTGGCACATCCACGTCTTTCCGGCTTTTCTGACGTCCGCAATTATCGACATAACATAGTTGCGTTCAAGCATCAGTTGTCTATTCTGCCCCCGTAGATTCTCGATCTCTTTTGCCTGCGCATCAATGATGCTGCACTCATACGCTGACGGCACCCATTGCGTAGGGAAGTCCGAGCTGTCCACCTGCGGAATCATGTGTTTCCATCCACTGTCACCTGTCAGCGCCTCTACAATGTGATCAGCTTTCATAATTCTACCTCCTCCACCGGCATCCGTTACAGGCCCCCTCATGGGCCAGCGTGTAGTTTCCGCATTTCAGGCACAGTTCGTTCCGCAGTGCGTCAATCTCTTTCGCTCGCGCTTCGATCAAGTCAGCGGCTCCCGCCAGATCATCGCACAGGGTAATGAGCGTTTCCCACTCATTTGCCCGCGCCCATTCCGCGTGCTCACGCAGCGAATTTACGAGGTTTGTATCTCTCATAGTTCCTCCCTTATGTCTCCGCCCCATTGCTCCGCCATGGCTCTGGCGATGCCGGGGAAGGTCTTGCTCCGGTCTTTTGCGCTGAGTTTTAATCCGTCGAGTTTAGTTCTCGTCGTCCGTCCGTGCCCCGTATCCACCCAACGTGCATTAGGCGTTACTACCTGTGTTGGCTCCAACGGCAGCAGATTTTTAAGCCATAAACACGTCCGTTTAGTGTAGGGATGCCCAAACATGTAAGGTTGGATAATCTGGCTGTACTCCGGCAACTCGCATATGTGCATGGGGGCTGGATTTTCGACGCAAATCATTGGTATATCAGCCCGTAAAATCATCTTGAAAAATTCTGCCGCCTCACGCATATGGTAATATCTCTCTGCATTGATCCATTTTTGCCCGGATGGATCAATACGAATCAGGCGCATACTCCCAGCGGATGTCAGATAAGTGCACGGTGGGTGCGCGATCAGCAAGTCCCACCTGCCGATGTCATGCGTCTTCCCGTCCATAGTAGACAGCTGCCCCCCCTCGATGGCCTTGAGCGCATCGCCTAAGATGTGCCACTCAGGGTGTCCACCGGAGGGTTCCTGAATGTCGCAGCTATACGCCTCGTGGCCCAGCGCCCGGAACGCCTTGCAGACTTCCTGCGATTCCTCGCAGGCTATCAACACTTTCATGTGTCCTCCACCTCCGCAAGCCAGAATTCCCGGCGGCAAATATCACAACCTCTTCCAGTCGGGCAATGTCCGCGTAACGTTGTATCAACAAGGCATGGGTCTAAAGCAACGTTATGTGTGTTCGTATATATTGGCGCATTTGGAAACTGTTCCAGAAACACGCTCTGCCTGGTTTTAGCTGGGTGCTTGGCAGCCCACTGCTCCACAATGGCGACTTTTTCCTCGGCAGATATGGCGCTGTAGCTTCTATCGAGCTTACAAGATGTATCATCACCAGCCGGACACGACCAGCATTTGCTATAATACGCATTGCACATTCTCATGGCCGCACGGGTAAACTTAACTGCATCCATCATTTTTCCTCCCCTTCCTCGTCCAATTCGTTGAAATACTGGCTCCCGCAATAGGGACAGCCCACCTTCCGAAACCGCTCAAAAAAGCAGTCCGGTCTCGGCTCCGACCGGTCTAAGATCATCGGCGCTTCAAACTCCGCACCGCAGGTTTCACAGTGATACATGGTGTTTTCCTTTCTCCGGGCGGTAAACATCTCCCCGGTTCCACGCCTTTGTCGCGCAGTTCAGCCCGTGATACGACCTGGTACGCGCCCCGCAGGAGGTACACACCACAATGAAGTCAAAGGGCGGCTCCGCATCCTCCACCCGCTCCCCGCTGTACATTCCGCACAGGGCGCACGGTTCCAGTACCCGGTGCTCTCCCGGTCTCCGATTCCCCCGATTCACGGCGTTCCACCTCCCAGCATGACCTTTGCCAAAAGAACCGCCAGCAGCAGTAAAAAGCAAATTCCGCCGATCATGGCGGAGGTGTCCTCCTGCTCCCGCCGCCGCTGCTCTCTGGTTTTGCGGTTCTTCTCCGCCCGCCGCCGTTCCATCTCCCAATAGGCTTCCTGTTCCCAGTAATCGTTGCTGTGCTTCATGTCCCGCTCCTTTCGTTTCCGCATGGGAACAAAAACCGCCCCATGTCTCCCGGTTCCTCTAACGTGCCGAACCTCCGTTTGGTCACGGCGATTGGGAACTCCTCGATCTCGCTGGCCCATAGACACGTCCCGCGTCCGTTCAGTTGCTCCCAGATCAGCGGGAAACCACCTATTCCATCGAACAGGCTTGCCATTGTGGCGTCCCGCTCGTAGTTGCCGCACAGCCGTTTCAACAGCCATTTCCACGGCGGCAGGGCGATGGAGTTGCCAAGCGCCTTATACCGGGGGCTGTCCGCGTCCTTGTGGCGCTTGCCCTTGCTGTCCGTCCACTCGCCCAAGTCGGTCCAGTGGTCAGGGAAGCCTTGCAGCCGTTCGCACTCCAACGGGGTCAGACGGCGAACCACCATGTTTTGGCGGACCGTATTGTTCAGGTTCAGGCTTTGGCCTTCGCTTTCCTTTGCCTGCAAGGTTCCGTTGATTTCCCCGCCCTCGGTGAAATTTCGGCAATCTACGCTTGCGACATACGCGGCCATATCTGTTCGGTATGGGTCATTGGCTTTTGCTCTTAATGCTGGGGAAATTTCGCTTGATACCACCAGCATATCGTTGTAAGCGTCCTGCCCGTTATAGCTCCCTGCGTGTGCTCCGGGCGATAAAGTTCCGGTTGTTTTCTGGTACGTCAGCGGAATCTGATTGCCGCCGGTTCCCATACGGGCTTGCAGACTGGGCGCTACCTCGCCGCAGTCCCGGATGACGTCGCAGGCGTGGCTCATATCAAGCACGGCGCACGGTACATGGGCATTGGCGTTCAGCGTGTGACATGGTTTTCCGAAGTCAGGAATACTCCCATTCTGCTTGCTGGTGATCTGCGTAGTATCAAACGCCATGACCGCTGGCTGGTGCCCATGCTCCTGTGCTCTCAGCGTACCGGCAACATCATGGCTCACACCCATCACATTCCCGCCCTGATCGTTCAGGCACATCACCGCCGGTTTATTCCCTCCGCACTCCGCGTTCAGCGTAGGGGCCTGTTCCTCGGCGTATCCGATGCTCCGGGCCTGTTCGCTGTTCCCCAGCTTAAACCCGGCGCATACAACCGGCTGGTTGTTCCCGCTCATGCCTGCGGAAGCGGTCAAGGTCGGTGCACGGTCATCGCTTCGTACCTCGGCCCCGCCTTGCTGAGTTGCCATGCAGAAAAGCGTCTGATCATTCCCTGCCTTAATCGTCCCGCTTTTCTCCGTCTGGACTAAGGCTCCTTTTCCGCCTCCGTCGCATCCTCCCCTGATTCGGACTGCGTAAGCAGCACCGCTTTCAGCACTGGCGGCAAGGCTTTCCCCCGCCGCTCCGCTCTCCGCAGGATACCCTGACATGCTTTGCCGCTCAAACAATATTTCCCATGCGGTGTCGCCTCCAAAATCTGCGACAAGCGCGATTCTACGGCGACGTTGGGGGACTCCCCAGTGTTGCGCATCGAGCACTCGCCACGCAACGCTCCATCGTCCTCCCATTTCATCGTGGTATCCCCCCCAGGTGTTCCAACCTTTTTCAGGCACTTCAATATCGGGGGCTTCCGGCTCTGCGACCCGGATGGCTTCTTCGAGGACGGCCGCGAAGTCTTTTCCGCCGTTGGAGCTGAAGGCTCCGGGGACATTTTCCCAGACCATATACCGAGGTCGCACAAACTCACCTGTTCGCCCCATTCTTCTGTCACGTTCTCTCATCTCCTTGATAATCCGTATTTGCTCCATATACAGGCCGGAACGCGCCCCGGCAAGTCCTGCCCTCTTTCCAGCAATGGAAAGATCCTGTCTAACAAGGTGAACCACCTATCACACAATCCACGGGTTCTACTTCATTTCCGTGAATTTTTGTGACATCTCCATAATGCTTCACCTAAATCACCCCCTCTTGCATTTTCAAATAATCGTCTCGTTTTCTTTCCCTCCGCAACTTTCGTTTGCACCGACTTAGCAAATCCGCGTCCATGTGCATCTCCCGGCAAATGTCCGCCGGGTCTGTCCGTGCTTCCAGCAGCTCCCGCAGCTTCTGCATTTCCGCTTCCCGCAGAAGGGGCGGCCGGCCGCCGCGGCTGGTAGTCCGACCTCCGCCCGCGCAGTTCACGCATTCCGCATAGGGGCACTGGTTCAGGCAGTAGTCGATCTGGCTCTGCCGGTCATGGGTGCATATCTCAATGCGGTCTTTCCCATCCGCGCTGTCCCATGGCAGCACGGCCCGCACGATCACAGTTACGGTCTCCACCGGGCATATCTCCTTTCCGTTCATACCTCCCGCACGGTGATGTGCTTGATGTCCTGCATCATCTTCACCTTCATGCGGTAGGTCTTGTCTTTTTTCGTAGAGGGGCCTTTTACGTCCTCCACAACCAAATGCCATGTGCCGTCCTTCCCCCGATCCTCGTAGGAGAAGTCCGCCCGATACGTCACGGCGCGGCTTCGGTCGCCGTTGGCCGTGATGTAGCTTTCCTTCAGCGTGAATTGGGGTTGGAGCCGCAGATCCCGGATGGCCCCGGCCTTGCTGAGCAGTACCAGCTCGTCATACCGGGACGCCTCCTTGCGGCTGTCAAAGGTGTGCTTCGTTCCGTTGGGCAGGGTCCGGGCGGTGGGGTGGTTGTGGTGCTTGCGCTTACCCTCCGCCGCCGCTTCCGCCTTCCCCTTCTCCTCCGTCACGAACCGGGCCATTACCCTTGCCGTCCGGTCGATCTGCTGGGCCTGCATCTGCTGCTGTACCTGCTTCCGGTAGCGCTCCGGCAGGCTGTTCAGATCCTCCAAACAAACGCTCATCGTTTTTCCTCCTGATATTTCGGGCAATCCAGCACCTGTACCCGTTCCACCAGTCCGTCCCGATCCATGCGGGATCTCCGCCGGACCTTCCAGCCGGGGACGTCCTCAAAGCGGACCTTTCCGCTTTTTTCGTCCACCCGGCTCCATTCGCATTGCCCATAGGCCAGCTTGCAGGACCAGCACTTGTGCAGGCTGTTGGATGGGTCCTCCTTCTCCGCCTTCGTGCTGTATCTCCGCATACAGCTTTCCAGCGTAAAATTACCCGCCATTGTCCCCGGCCTCCCCTCGGAGATAGGCCATCACCTCATCCCGGCTGCGCCGCTGGGGCCGTACCGCGTCCCTAAACCATTCCGGCGGCTTCACCGCCTCGGCTTCCGGTTTTACTTCCGCTGCCGGCGGCAGTGTCTTTTTCTCAGGCGCCGCCAGCTTCTCCGGTTCTGTCCCGGTGCCGATCCGCTGTACCAGCGCCCGCACATCCGGCGGCAGGGCGTTGATCTCCTTCTCTCTGGCGGCAATGGCCCGGTAGCTGCGCTGGAAATTGCTGGACACCACGCTATGCACCGTCTCCGTGTCCATCCGCGCCCACTCCCGCAGCGTGTTGGGACTGCCCACGATCCGCTGTACCACCGGCGGGAACTTCTCAAATTCCTCCTCCGCGCCGTACAGCCCGTTTCGGATGGCCCTTGCCACCAGACCCCACGCCTCGGCCTCCGTCATTTCCGGTTTTGCCGTCAGCAGGCGAAGTTTGGCCTTTACCTGCCCGATGGTGGGCGGGAACCCCTTCTCGTCGCTTTCGATCACGCTTTTTACCGCCGCCGCCACCAGCGCCACCTCGTCATGGGCAAACATATCCGCCCACAATTTGATGGCGTTGCGCATATCCGGCCCGGTGGTACTGCTGTAAAACCGAGGATAGGCCGCCGTCAGAATATCCATGATGATGCCTGTCTCCTGTCTGGTCATGTTGTGCGGCCCTCCTCCGCGTCCATTTCCGCTGCCAGCTCCGTCCAGCTTTTCCGGGGCTTGTCCGTCCGGGATGCCGCCGGGGCGGGCTTTCCCTTCCCGCCGCCCCGGCCCTCCCATGTGAGGAACTTCTGCTTCCAATTCTTCACCGGGTTCCCCTTGCTGTCCCTCCACGAGCGGCCCTGTGCGTCCGGAGTGTTGAAATATTCAAAGAACCGCCGGGGGTCCACCGTGCTCTGCCGGGACGCGGCGTAGGCTTCCACCTCTTCCAGCGTGGGCGGTACGAATTTCACCGCCGTCCGCTTTCCGCTCTCCGGTGCCTTTGGCTCACTGGGGGCACCGCCCCCCATATCTTCTGAACGTAGTGAAGAAGATATATCTTCTATATCTTTCTCTTTCTCTATCTCTCCGTAACGATGTTCGCACAATGTTCGCACATCGTTCGAACATTGTGACGGTTCTGCCAGTTTTGCCCTTGCTCTGGACTCCCGCATCCGCTTTGCGGAGGAACCTTCGCTCCCAACGTTTTTCACCGCATACGGAAAGAAAAACGTGACGTCATCCGAGGTCTCCGCCAAACCGCAGGAAAGAAGGTAGTTGATCGTCACCTCCACGTTGGCCGGTTCCTCGTCCAGTTCCAACGCCAGCTCGTCGGCAAAGTTGTCATCAAGCCCTGACCACTGCAAAATTCCATCGTGCTTCATGGCAATGAGCTGCATTTTCAGGTAAATGATGAGGTAGGTGTCCCCGCCCGCCAGCTTGCGGAGTTTTTTGATCCGCTTGGACGTAAAGAAGTCATCATAGAGCCGCAGCCAGAAATACCGGTTTTCTTTCGCCATAGGTCAATTCCCTCTCTCCGTCTCCAACTCAAGAAACTCTTCAATGTCATCACATTCTTGCTCGCCTCGCACGCAAAGTGTTCGAAGCACACAGCACTTGCAGTTATCCTCTGCTTGGTTGACAAGGCACATCCGAACCATGTAGGCATATTCTTTCGTGTCCGCACAAACGATCTTCATAGCCATCCCCCCTAAATCTGCGGTACATAATCGTAGGGTTCGTCCTCTTCGGGCTGTTCCCACGGCAAAACGGCGTCCTCCTGACTGTCAAGGGAACCCGCCTTACTGCCGCTGTGTTCCATAGGCTTCGTCGGTTCATGGGAGCGCGGCTTCTCACTTTCTGCCGCCAACAGCCCCAGCACTGCCGCCATCACCGTCTGCGGAGCCACGAACTCCGCGTGAAGCTCGCTCCACTCCTTCTGTTCCCCGTCACGGGTGGTGTAGCTCCGGGTTTTCCACACGCCGCACACCAGAACGGCATCCCCTTTTTCAAGGCACGCCGCCATGCGGGTCACGTCATCGTCCCCCACGGCGGACACGTTCATGAACTCGCCCTTGGCGTACTTCATGCCAAATTCCGCCTTTGGCGTTCCCTTGGCTGTGGTTCCGGTTTTGACTTCACGGGTGACGGTGCCGGCACACATCATGTACCGGCTCCCGTCCTCCTCCCGCGTCTTAATGGAGATCAGCATGGTCTCTCACCTCATTCCCCAAAGAAGGTGGCCGCATAGTCCATACCCTCGTCCTGCGCCTTCTGAGGGGTCTCCACGCTCTTTTCAGCCTTGAGGGGTGTATCCATACCAGGATCGCCCTCTGCGTTCTCCTGATGGGCTTCCACAGCCGCAGGAGGGGGTTCTACCACCTCGCCAGTGGAGGGGACTGTCCGCTCCGGCATGGGCATATCCGGGATGATGCCCTCGTCCTCGGAGCTGGTGTCCTCCATCAGCTGGGTCTTGACCTCCGGGGACAGGGGCGCGTAGCCGCTGTTCAGCAGCTGCCGCAGAATCGTCTTGCGGCACATCCGGTCCTGCCCACCGTTGGGATCGTACCAGGGAGAACCGTTCAGCAGCTTTTCCACGTCCTTGGGGTTCATCTCCCCACTCTGCATGGCCTTGAACTTCTCATAGCTGAACGCCTTGGAGTAGCGGTCGGCGTGGCGCAGAAGCCGGTCCATGGGCCAGTATTCAAAGCGAAAGGTGCCATCCTTCAGCTCATAGTAGCCGTAGTAGCCAATGATGGGATGGTTCTGCCGCTCCTCATCGCTCTCGTACTTGGCAAGGTTCACAAGGGGCTTCCCGGTTCGCCGGTCACGGCCCTCGACTTCGCCCTCACGAATGTCCGTGCAGTCGATGTCGGCATAAAACCCGGTGGACATGGCAAGCTGGATGTATCCCTTGTAGCCCAGAATGTACGTTGCGGTAGTCCCGTAGGGAACCACATAGTAGCCATGGCCGAAGATCAGACCCATGCCCTCGCCCCGGAGGGCCGCCGCCACAATGGTGCTGGGTTCACAGGCTCTCAGCTGTTCGCTGGCATTCACGGCGGAGATCAGGGTGGAAGTCAGCCGCGCCGCCGCCTTGTCGCTCCGCAGAGCGCTCTGGATCATCTTCTGCATACTGGGGGCCGCAATGGCCATGGAAAACGTGGGCTTGTCCCGCTGGGTCTGGGCCGCAAAGCTGTTGGTTGCTTTCATATCAAAATTCCTCCCTTATTTCAGTCCGCACGGCCAAAGGTGATCCCGTTGGCCCGCATATAATCCCGCAGTCCGTTCAGCTGCTCCACAGTGCCTGTCACCCGGAACGAAAGAGTGAAGGTCTGCGGGGCCGTGCGCTCCGGTTTTACCTCAGCCGCCGGTGCCGGTGCTTCCGTCTGGATAGCTTTTGCCGCTTCCACGGCGGCCTGAACCCGTTCCGCTCTGGCGGCTTCCTCCGCCGCCCGCGCCGCCTCGGCCTGCCGTCTGCGCTGCTCCTGCTCGGCTTTCCGCTGTTCCTCGATCTCCTTTACCCGCTTGAGGGCCTGCTCCTTTTTCAGCACTGTGGGCAGATCGCGGCACTGCTTGTACTCTTCCAGCAGCGTTGTCTCGAACTCACTGTTCAGTCCGCGGATTGCGGTAATGCTGCTATCACATTTACTGATCGCCACCAGAATATCCTTGTGGGCCTGTTCCTCGGAATAGGTGGCGTTGCCCCACCGCTTGTCCAGCACCGCTTCCCACGGCAGAAATTCCACCAGCTCTCCGATACGCTCATCGAAAAAGGCCCGGATCGCGTCCAGCTTCTCCGTGCGGCGCCGCTCGTCAAAGGCTTTGATCTGACCGTCCAGATTGGCGGCGGACTCGTCGCAAAGGGCCGTCAGCGCCTTGCACTTCCCCTCAAAGGGGGCGTAGCTGGCCAGCGCCGCCGCCTTTGCCATCTTGCGGCACTCGTCGATGCGTGCGGCAACGGAGCGGATGTTGGCCCGGTACTTCTTTGCCGCGCCGATGGCCTCCTCCGTCACCACCATGCCCCGGTACGGGGCCAGATTCTCTTCCAGCCACGCCTGACACTCTTCAAAGTTGGCAGAGATGTTAAACTCCTTCAGCGGAGTCAGGTCCGTGGTAATGGCAAATTCCATGGCACTGCTCATGCGTCCGCATCCTCCTGTTCTCCGGTGTCATAAGCCGTGATCTCCTTCAGCAGCGGCATGATCCGCTCGTCCACACGGCTCTCCGGCACGTTGATCTCCACCACCATGGCCCGCTTGTCTCCGCCCTTGGTGGGGGCCATCACCTTGTCCCCCACGTTCAGGGGCAGGCTCGTCCGGTAGGTAAAGGCGTTCCCCGCATACGCTTTGTGCAGGGGCTTGTAGTAACGAATGTTTACCAGCATCATGCGTCCTCCTCGTCCGTCTTATCGGCATCCTCCGCCTCCATAGCGGCAATGGCCTTCACAACAAGTTTCAGTTCGGGATGCGCCTGGAGAAGCCAATCAATCTCCTCCTGCGCCCTCCACAACAGCCTGCCCACAAGAATGGGATCTCCGTGGATGGAGGTGAGTACATGCGTATTCTCCTCATTTGCCGCAATGCAGGTAAACGCCGCAGAGTCCCTGTCCATCACAACCTCCCCGGACTCCACGCTTTTCACCGTGATGTGATACTGTTCCTGTTCCATATAAATTCTCCTTTTCATGTTTTATTTTTTTCGGAGTTGCGCGCTTTACAAAATCAAAGTCTGGGCGGGCATCGTCCCCGCCTCCACATGGCCCCAAAAGTCCGTTTCCTGTTCCAGCAGCCAGTTCAGGTCCGCCTCGTGCTCCCGCCGCTCAAAATCGTAGCGGCGCAGGGTGATATTGCCGGACAGATCATAGAGCGCCGCATAGAGCACGGCGAAGTCATACCCGGTGGCAAGCAGCTGGTGAAGGATCTGCGTAAAATAGTTCTCAGGAACCTGATCCCGCCATTTCGCCCAGTCGATTCCCCGGCTCACCGTCGAGGTTTTGATCTCCAAAATGCCCTTCCGTCCGGTGTCCGTCTCAGTCAGTTCTCCATCCAACGTGGCAAAAAGCCATGGGCGGGCGCTCTGGTAGAGAATGTCATAGGCACCGTAGTAAAGCTCGTAGCCGGGATACTGGGCCATGAAGAAGTCCCGGATGGCCGGTTCCATTCGCCGCCCCAGCTCCACGGCCTCGTTGCCGCCGAGATCAGGCGCGGCTTGCGCCCCGGTTTTCTCCTTCCACAGCGTCAGCGCCGTTTTCCATGGACTTCGCCCAATGGCCGCCGCCGCCTCGCTGCCACCGATGCCACGGCCCCGTCCTGCCAGCCATTGCGACCGGTCCGGGAAAGTCAGCCGTACCAACTCACCCATTTTTCAGTTCCTCCCAATACCCCATCACGGTTCTGGCATAATCGCTGTGCCCCGGATGGCCGCTGTTGTAGGCCGTCAAGGCGTTCTCTACGTCATACCGGCTCAAAAGCTCCGCCATGTAGTCGCAGGCCACCCGGAAATTTCCGAAGGGGTCCATCAGGTCCGTTACCCCCAGCCGCTCCATCCGGGCCTTGTGCCACCGGGGCTGTACCTGGCAGTAGCCCCAACTGGCCCCGCTGTCGCCCTTCACGTTCCGGTAGCCAGTCTCCTTGCGGATGATCGCCAGCATCAGCGTGTACTCCACGCCGCTTTCCTCACAGGCCGCCCGGAGATAGCTTTGCAGTTCTCCGTCCAGCGGAACATCCGCCCGGAAGTAGCCGCTGTCAAACAGCGCCGCTTCGATCTTCTCGTTCTCGTAGTCCTCCTGAACCGGCGGGGCCGTCTCAGGGTCCAGCTCCTGCCAGAGGACCAGCGAAGCGTACTCCACCGCCGGTGTCTCGTCCCCGGCCAGCCGTCCCGCCGTCACGGTGGGTGCCTCCGGCTCCGGCTTCCCGGTCTCCCGCGTCAGCCACAGCGCCGCCAGCACCAGCGCCACAGACACCCACAGCAGAACCGCTCTGCGGATGGCCTTCCGCCTACGCTCCGCAGCTTCCCGCCGCGCACAGCGAAGGGCGTTTTCCAAGTGGGCTTCCCACGCGGCCTCCGCCTCGTATTCCTCAAAGGTTTTCATCAAATTTCCGTCTCCTTACAGCAAAAACAAAAAGCGCTGCCGAATGGCCCGGTATCCCCGGTTCCATCAGCAACGCTCTGCTCCTCTATCCCAACGCTTAGGGACAGGCATCTCATTCACTTTTCCCATAGGCTTACTTGATCTCGTCCCGCCGGACGCGGATCACCTTCACACCGTCCTTCACCGGGATCAGCTCCACCCGGTCTCCGTGGGCCAGTGCCTTTTCAATGGCTTCCAGCGTCTTTGCACTGATATTCGTCGGTGTCATAGTCCTCTTGCTCCCTTCGTTAATAGCGGATGGCATCTCGCAGTTCCTCAATGGGAATGTCCAGTGCGCGTCCCAGCTTCAGCAGTTCCTTCAGCGAAAAGTCCTGCGGGGACTTCTTCCGAGACCGTAGGGTCTGCGGCGTCATGCCCGCCTTCTCCGCCATCGTGCCCACCGGCATCCCCATGGCGGCCTGCCTGCCCCACAGCAGTGAGATCAAAACCTCGTCATTGGGCTTCCGCCCCAGCTTTACACGCGGCATCCCGCCGCCTCCTTTCGCAATTTAATACTCCATGCCACGCTCTTTTGCCATGCGGATTACCTTCTGTTTCAGCAGCGTTTCAAATACAGGCCGCAGTTTAGGATCTCTTGCAATCACATGGAGTTTAGAAACGCCTTTGCACTCCGTAGCCGTGGCCCCGGCGTTCTTCATGCGCTTGCGAAGCCGCGTCTGCCGGGTTTCCAGATCCACATGGCCGACCCGCTCCACGTCCTCATAGAGTTCTGCCCGGAATGTCTGGTGATTCGTCTGAAACCGTTCGACTGCCGTATTGATGGCTTTCTGTGCCTTCTCCTGCCACCCATCCTCTGCCAGCATGGGCGCCGCCATTACATCCATCACGCCGTCCAAAACGGCCTGCTTCTGCTCTACGGCTTTCAGCCGCCGCTCCTGCTCCACAAGATATTGAGCCTGTGCTAAAAGCTGTTCCGCCCCACTCAAACTCTTTTTTACTCGGAAATAGCCCTTGACGAGTTCCCGCTGGACTTCCCACGCCAAATCGTCGGTGAAGGACTTCACCAACATGAGATAGCCGGATTCTGTAATGAGGGTGACGCTCTCCGGTGTGCCGCCCTGCGGACGCTGAATACCAAGCGTCCGAATTTCGGACGGCTGGTTCAAAACAAAGAAATCTTCACCCTCGATAAAGTGTTCGCGGTTATCGTTGAACCGCTTTCGGGCGGTTCCGTCCGGTCTGCCATGCACGGCGTCAATGTCCTTGAAGGTGACAACGCGCACGCCCTTATGCTCTTTGACCGTGATCGCCACATCATTGATGGTCTGCAACTCATTCATTCTCAGGAACCGCCTTCCCGCAGGTCTCCAAGATGCACCGCTCCAACACCGGAAGGGGGACCCGGTACATCGCCGCCAGCGTGGGCCGGACCTTTTTCGCAGGTGCCCACTTGCCAGTCTCCCATTTGCTTACAACCGTCTGGCTCAGCATCAAGGCCGCAGCCACGCCCTCCTGCGTCAAAGAAACATTACGCCGCAGGTCTCTCAACGTCATTTTCTCACTTCCTCTGCTCAAAATCTCATAATTACTGTGTTTTTGCTTGACAACCTCATAAAGTAACGATACAATAAAACTGCCAGAAATATTGAAAAACGCCGCTCCATGAGGGGCCAAGCTGTTGTGCTTTGCCTGAGCGCAAATATATGATACCTCGTTAATAGTGAGAAGTCAACTCAAAATCTCGTTTTTAGTGAGATTTGGCATTATAAACATTTTATGAGGGTTTGAATTATGTTTTTTGACCAATATGAAATGCTTTGTCGAAAAGCAAAAAAATCGCCTAACGGTGTCGCAAAAGAAATCGGCTTTTCATCGGCATCCGTTACACAATGGAAAAATGGGGCCGCTCCGCGCGAGGATACACTGAATCTGATTTGCAAGTATTTTAACGTTGAACCCGGCTATATTCTTGGCTACACGCCGGATGCTCAAGTTGACATGACCAAATACAGGATCGAAAAACTCACAAAAAAGTGGGCTAAATGCAAAGACGAAGATGAACGGCAGGATCTTGCCGTGGAGATCGACGGTCTGCGGGAATCCCTTCATGACTTGACCTTCATTCAGAACATCGAGATCGCGGCGGAGCAGGCGAAAAAAAATACCCGCCCCGCAAAAAGCGGGACGGGCAGCGGCTATGCGAAAGCCATCTATGATTTTGTCGATTCCTGCGAGGATAGCCAGCTGGCCGACCTTGCTCAGTACGTTGAGTTTTTAAAAAGCCGTCAGGGGAAGCCCACTACCTAATTTCCGGTTTCCAGCGGTGCGCCGAACACCCCGCATTGAATAGCTTCCCACAGCTTTTTCATGCTTTCATCCGACAGTCCTTTGATCTGGTGTTTCAATTCCTTACGGAGACCCGCGTCGGTATGAAGGTCCGCTCCTGTTGATTCCATTTCTACACATACAAGTCCTTTCTCCCCACCTGTTCCGTTTTTCTTTCTTGCCCCCTGAAGCTGTGATGGAGAGCCGCCGCCCCAGCCACGAAAGCGGCGGCCCGTTAAGACCTGCTGCTTGGGGGTGCGGTAGGTCTGCTTTTATCGTACCATCAAGGCTTCAAGTTTGATAGTCTTAATACACACGATTTCAGCGCTGATACACACGATTTCTACTGTCAGCCTAAACATTTGGCAATTTTGACAAGGAGGTACACTTCGTATGCTGTCATTGATCGACCAGTGCCGCGCGGCAAAAGAGGAAAAACACATCACAAACAAGGAAATCGCGGACGGCAGCGGAGTTCCTCTCAACACGGTGAACAATATGTTCCGCGCTACCACCCATTCCCCTACACTGGAAACCCTTGGACCCATCTGCGCTTTCCTCGGAATTTCCATTGATCAGTTTTTGGGAATGGAGCCAGCGGAAGATCCTACACCCCCAGAAACCATTGAGGAGATCGTAAGCCGGGAACTGGACGTCTACCGTCAGGAGATCAACGGCCTGAACGCCCAGAACGAACTTCTCCGGGAATTTGTGGAACGTCAGTCCCACGGCATCCGCAACCGGGACCGTCTTTTGCGATGGATGTTGGTCCTTTTGATCTTCGTCGTGGCTTACGCCGTTTATCTGGATCTGCACTGTCTGGAATTTGGGTTCTTCCACGGCTGATACACACGGGAGGTGTGCGCATGAAATGCAAAAACTGTAAGCGTGTCATTGATGATGATTCTATCTTCTGCAAGTGGTGCGGCGAACGCCAGATCAGGGAGCGCAAAAAGAAGGACGAGATCAAAGTCCCCTCCCCACGTCAGTTGAAGTCCGGCAAGTGGAACATCGAACTGCGGGCCGAAGGGCAAAGTATCACGGAAGATACCGCCGCTCTCTGCGAAGCCAAGGCCCGCGCCATCCGCGCCGGCTTTCTGGAAGCTAAAAAGGACGCAAAATGCAGTCTCACGCTTCTTCAGGCAATCGACAGTTATTTGGAAAAAAATCAATCTTTGTCTCCATCCACGATCCGGGGATATGAGTGTATCAAAAAGAATCGCTTCCCCGGAAAGATCAATGCCAAAATACAGGATATATCAAATTGGCAGCAGGAGATCGACGAAGCCAGTGAAACCCTGTCCCCTAAAACAGTGTATAATTCATGGGGCCTTGTTTGCACCGTGATGCGGGACAATCATATACCTCCGCCGGAAGTCCGTCTCCCTCAAAGCATAAAAAAAGACCTTCCCTGGCTGACCTACCAGCAGATCCTTGTTTTTGTGGACGCTGTGAGCGGCAGCCGGTTTGAAGTGGGCGCGCTGCTGGCCCTTCACAGCCTCCGCCGGTCTGAAATATTCGGCCTATCTTGGGAAAACATCGACTTAAAGAAAAAGCGGATCAAAATTCAAGGCGCACGGGTCATGGATAAAAACGGAGACTTTGTGTATAAAAAGACCAACAAAAACGTTTCGTCTCAACGCACGATCCAAATTATGATCCCCGCCCTTTACGAGCTGCTTTCGCAGCGGAAAAGCGCCGGCCTTCCCATTCTGGATTGTACTGAAAATTCTTTGCGCGGCGGCATCAACCTGATCTGCAAAAAGAATGACCTTCCTGAGTGCGGTGTTCACGGACTTCGCCGCTCCTTTGCCTCCCTCGGCTTCCATCTTGGACTTAGCGAATTGGAAGTGCAAGAAATCGGTGGATGGAGCGACCACAACACCGTTCACAAGATTTACCTGAAACTTGCCAAAGAAGATCGGCTCAACGCCGAAAACAAAATGGAGCAGTTTTACAAAAACCGAGGCGATGCCCCTGCTACGGACGCAGAAAATTCCCTCGATCAAAAGCCTTGCGCATCCGCCTGACTTTCCCATGTTCCCCACCGCCAAGCCCCGCATTTTACGAACGATTTTACGAACGCCGCAAAATGCCCCTTTATTTCCAACGATTATATCCGTTTATTAGTGGGTTCGACTCCCGCCACTCGGACCAACCCCACAATCCTTGTGATTGTGGGGTTTTCCTTATATTCCAACGGGTTCAGCCGTTTTTGGATGGTAAAAATATTTTCCATTACGTCAATAAAAATACCAAACGCAAGGAGTTTTATCTTCGATTTTACGAACGGTTTTACGAACGAAAAACCCCCGCTTCAAAAGCGAGGGGGTTTTGCATTATTTGGTTTGCAAGTCATCCACATAGCACCAGCTTTGGGGTGGGCGACCGATAACCCGGCCATCACAACCCATTTTGGTGTAATTGTAATAAGGGCAGGCACAGCAATCGGCATCGACTCTACATAGCGTCTTGAACTCGCTCAATTCTTTCGGCGCATCATAAATGCGCAGGTCGGAAATATGCCAGCCGTAACAACGCCCCTTATCGCCGATATAAGCTATAATTTCTGCCTGAGATAAGCGCGTCGCAGGGGAAAAGGCGGCATTTGTCGGACACCATAGCCTGCCGCCATCGTATGTGATCGGGACGATCCGCTCACAGGTAAACTCGCCTATAACCTTGCCGCCGCCGTAAAACTGTGGCATTGGATAGTCCGTCGCAATGAAGTCCTCGTGCGGATATTTTGGCAGCGTGCAATAGATATAGGCCTTAAACGGCGTTTCCAGCTTCGGCTTGGTCTTGCGGACTTCGATAGTCTTTTCGCCGGAGGCAATCTTTTGACACCACTTCGGGCGGACGCTCAACATAACAGCCTTACTCATGCTTTCTCCCCATCTTCTCCAAAAACTCATCGATCCTGCCCTGATCTGCCACAACAACCTCTTTCCCGATTTTCTCGGCGTAGGCCCGCTCTAACCGTGCCCCAGAACTCTCACGCCAGTCCGGCAGCAGAACCACACAGTCCGCACAGTCAATCATGGAAAAGCAGATACGCATATAATCGCCCTGCTCCATGCCGGAGGGGAGGTTCGCCGGGTTTAGGACGCAATGTCCCATGGCAGTGAGGGCTTGCTCTGCCTTGGCAAATTTCTCCCGATAGTTCTTGTCACCGGTGATCTTCCCGGCAATATACACACGAAGGTGCGCCCCGACCTGCATATCAAACGCCCGCTTTGCGGGCCGCTGCTTGCTTACAACTCTGATGTATTCAACCATTCTTACTCTCCTTTGCATCCCGCATACGCAGTTCATTGACAGCATCCACAAGCTCGTTGATTTTCTTCATGTAACTGATCAAGGTAGTGTCAATCGTAGATCCACGCATAAAACGTTGAGCATAATCCAAAGGCTCAATCTTGTCATCATCCTTATCTTCAGCCTTCTTAGTAAAATCATACTGGCCGATGCGTTTGTACCCCGGAAACCCTCTCTCATATTCATAAACTGTAATGCAATCACTATTGCCGTCCGTATACAGGACGAAAGGTTCGTAGAAACCGCGCTCCTTGCACTGCTCACATTGGCAGATGGACTGGATATAGCCGACCCGACTAGTAGCATCTTCAACGTAGTCCCCTACATGAAATTCGTATTTCATTTGCCTTTTGCCTCCTTGTCTAATTCTTTTAACGCCTTAAACAAATCATAGCAGTTCGTATCATACGATACTTTAGCCAAATCACATAACTGTCGGTACGCAACGGCGGTTCTGCTTTCGTCCGCGCCATGAGCAATATACTTGCCGTCTTTTCTCAAGGTGCAGTTTGGAGCATGAACATATACGGCTCCGCACACTTCGTTCTCAATGTTCAAGAGTGGTTTCTTGAAAATTATATTATATACGCCACAATCATTGCCAACTACAAACATGTCCCCAACTGCGATTTCGGCGATCTCCGCACTGCCCTCAGTTGTGCTGTCATATTCCATATACCCTGTTTTCATCAAAAATCATCCCTCTCATACAATCCTCCGGAAACATCAATGGTATCAACCCCCTGAATGCCGTGGAGACGAATATATTTTTCACCTTCCCACCAATCGTTTAACCATTCAACGCCCCTTTGATATGGGGAGGCAATTTCATTTGTGAAACGCCATTCGAGCGAATCATAGGACGCTTCAACAGCAACGATTACATCTTGATCGCCATTGTGACCCCAGTACCTTTTCACATATTCTTCAACTTTGCTATAACCGTTTTCGTTGTCTTTAAGGTTCAGAGTTACCATCAAAATTCCCCCCTTTAATTCAAAAAAATCATCTGACACAAAGCAAACCCACACTGGAACGCCGCACCGGTCAGCAGCAGCATCAGGACCGCCAGTGCGCCCTTGTCCCAGTCTTTACAGATGCCGTAACAGGCCCACCCGAAAAGGCAGAGCAGAATAAATAGCAGAATCGCCAGTTTAGCCATTTTTATTTCCTGCTCCCATCTCCGGCCGCGTCAGCGGACGGTACACTGTCTGAATATCATTTTTCCATGGCGTCAGCCAGACGCACCACATCACGTCCATCAGCGGACTTCCCTTCTCTCCGGGCATCCGCTTCTTGAAAAAGAAATCCGGGCGCCACGTCAGCGGCAGAATGTAGCTGGGCGGAATCTCGTCAAACAGCTTCCGCCGGCACGTTGCGTTCCAATACTGCGACTTGAGCAGGAACGCAAAAGGCTTGCCCAGCTCCGCTGCTCTGCGGATAAATGCCTCCGCCAGCGAGAAAGGCGGGTTCGTGATAATCCAATCAGCTGCGTCAATGCTGGACTTCAAGAAGTCCGTCCCATCCAGAATGTCCGTTGTATAGACGGTCTCAAAGTAGGTCTGAAGCACACCGGCCATATCGCCCTCTCCCGTTGCCGGTTCCCACACGGACGTTGTGCGCGGAAGATTCAAAAAGCGCATAAGCGCCACCGTTACATCCGGCGGGGTGGGATAGAAGTCTGACTGACTCCGCCCATACGCACTGTTCCCGCCAGCTATCCTGCTTGCATTCAAGCTATCCATATTCAACCTCCCGTAAACAAACTGATCTGCGCCGTGTATTCCGCAAAGCGGCGCTCTTGAGCCTGAAAATAGTGAGAGTCGATCTCACACCCAACAAAATCAAAGCCAAGATCATAGGCGGCTATGCGGCTGCTGCCGCTGCCTAAGTGGGTGTCCAGTATCTTGTCCCCCGGCTTTGCGTACTTCTGCAAGATCCATGTGTATAGCGCCACTGGCTTCTGCGTCGGGTGAATGCGCTTCTCGTTCAGCGACTTATTACCTTGCTGGACTGTCCCCTCTGCAATACTCTTTCCTTGCATCATGCCGCGCCACATGAACCTGAATATATCAGTCCGAAGGTTCAAAGAGTTGAATGCGATCTCAGCCCCAGACTGATCGGCCCCGTCATTGCACTTGTCCCACACGATTGCTCCGCCGCGAGGAAGAACAAAATAGTTTGCTCCCCAGATGATCTGATTCTTGCTGACCCGGAAAAGCTCCGCAAAGTACCGCTCATCCGCAGGGAAACGGTCAAAGCCGGTCTTTTCGTAGCCGCCATCCTTGACGTAAATCCGTGCTCCATTCTTCTGCGTTACATAGCGGCTCCGGTCCTTACCGCCATCTTCTCCGATTCCATAAGGAGGGTCTACCACAGCCAGATCAAACGAATTGTCGGCCAGCGCCCGCATATACTCCATGCAGTCCATGTTATAGGCTACGTTCAATCCTTTTTCCCTCCCTTGATAACAGTAAACGCCCCTCGGCGCTTGACCGCCGCACGAGCCTCCTTCTGCTTCACCTGTTCCAGATACTCTTTATACTTCGCCGGTAGGCGAAATTTTTCACACGATTTTCGCCATTGGCTCCGCTTCGTATAGTCCCCATCGAACCACTTGCACTCATCGCAGCAATAGCAGACGTCCTCCACGTCCTTGATCTCTCCCGGCGTGAAGTATGCGCTGAATAACTCGCAGTTATAGAGGCAGTTGTTGCAGACACACCCATAACAGCTCATTTCGAATCTCCGTCAGCCGGAACGTTCTTATCCGCAAAGTAAAGGTGTCCTCCGCCGATTTCCCTGATAAGCATATCAAGCTGCCAGTGCATAAAGACTTGCTTATGAACCGTCCTCCCATGCCAGAAAAAATACTGCGTCTCCGGGGAATGCAGAAAGTCCTCAATGCTCTTGACCTGCGCCCCCTGCCTGTATTTCCGCTTATATGCCATGTCTCTCGACCTCCTACTGTTTTACGTCTCAAGGCCAATTTCCGTGATCGTCATTCCGATGACAATTCCTGTTTTATCGAAAATCACATCTTCGCACGTTCCACCAAACCGCAAAACTCCATTTACCTCAACGAAGCCTTCCGGGTCCCACTTGATAGACTTGACAATACCAATCCTTTTAGAAGTACCGTCTGCCCGAAACTGAATGACCGGGACGTTCGTATCCCCCTTGCAGGAATTTTTAATGGCATCAATCGTATAAACAACACCGTTCGCATCCCGGAAGCGTGGGGCGTGGTCGCAACCACCTCTATCGTAATTCTCAGAAACAGGAAATCTCGCGTGAAATTCAACTGGTGTACATCTCATAAATCATTCCTCCTATCTTTAGCATAGCAACCCCCTCCAATAGGGTTTTTGCACACCCGCTTCACCTACCACCTACCAGCACGTCACCTACCGACCGCCTGCGCCCCGCCCGCGCCGCGCAACCTAAGTACGTATTCCCCACACATAAGCGAAGCGTTTTTATAAAATTTTTTTTGGACCCCTTTTTGACTTTTCCGTTTTTTGCCACCGGTTTTCTAAACTACCCCACTTAAAGGGAGAGGAAGGGCGACGGGGATGAGAACGTGGGTGGAGGGGGAAGAGTTGTGGAGAGATTCTGCGCCGATCCGGTGTCCAAGTCTGTAAACCACCCCCCCACCCAGCCGGGGCCGTGGTCAGCTGGTCAGCTGGTCAGCCGGTGCCATTGGAGCGGAGGCGGGGCCGCTGGGCGGGTCTCGGAGAGGGTAAAAACCTGTTGCAAATGCCTAAACTGTTGCCATAATAAGCAATTATGGCAACAGTTACCGCCTTTTTTGGTGGCAAATGCAACAACAGCCCATGCCGCCCTTGTGCAACCTGACGAAAGGCGGCGGGAGCCGGGGCCGCGGTCGGTTCTCTGGCCCTCGGTGCCGATGGTGGTGGCCGTCCTCCGATGGTCGGCGGCTGGTCCGCTGACGGTGCCCGGTCTGGCATGGTCGGCGGTGGCCGTGGTGGCCGATCTGATGCAATCAGCCGGAACAGGCCCCCGGCGGTGACTCCTCCACCCCTTCCCCTTTTTCTCTTGTCCGTTGCTTCGACGCCTGCGGGAGTGCTCCGCGCTTTTCTTCATTGGGGTAAAGCGTCCGGGGGTTTCCGGGGGTACGTTTTAGGGTACTCTAATCAAGCGCGCCCGCAATAAACGCGCCCGCGCGCATAGGGGTTAAAAATAGCCCTCTGGCATGGCCCAGGATGCAAGCGGCTGCGCGGCGTGGGTC